GCCAAGGCTGCTATGACTTCGTGTATGACCCGGATGGAATTGCTTGATTTTAAGAGCAATCCCGGTCGTATGAATTATAGTTATCCTGTAGGAGCGAAGCATCATGATGCTTACCATGGACAATGGGGTTTGTCTATGAATGATGCGTTTACCGCTACTGATGCCGAAGGAGTTGAGAGTGAAGCTACTTTTGTTGTTAATGCTATTGGTTGCAATGAGTTTAAATTGCCTCAGGCTGTTGCTGAGAAGAAAGCTTTGGTAAAGATGTTATCGAAGTTCGTTGCTATTAATGGCAATATGACTTGGTTTCCTACTGATTGCATGAAGTCTATGCGTACTCAGAAGGCTCTCACTAGACGTCTTAATCGAAACTGTTGGTATTTAACAGTTAAGCGTCAATATTGGCAAGATGGAGCTGAGAAGCTTCGTCGTTATCAGCCTTTGGGTCCTGGAATTGATGCTTCAGATCCAAGGTTTTTTGCTGAGATTGACCCCGTTAAGGCTGCTCGTAATGCTGATCCAGAGACTGGAATTAATTACGATTGTTATGAGTATGTCGAATGGGATTGTGAGAGGAATACCACCAAGGTGGGTGGTCGAATTCTTGATATGGAGCATTGGTTGCAATTACAGCGTGAGTTATTTAAGGCTTCTTGTGATAGTGGTGTGCTGAAGGCCAGGTCAGCTAAGATTGATACTGATAGATTAGTGAATCGTAGATTGGCTGAGTTAGATCGTGAAGAGAGAATACAGAGTGATGATGTTTCTTATATGTCTGCTCATATGGATAGTGTCTTGTCTGGAGATTGTGATAGTGATTTGTCTGCTCTAGATTTTGATGACTGTTGGGATCAGGACACTCATTGTGACGAGTTTGGTCGCCGTGGAGTGCTGTCTCATGCTCAGTTGCATGCAAGGATTTCCGCTAAGTGTAAGATGTATCGTGAAACTAAGGTTTCTTTGGTTCCGTTACTTGAAGCCATTGATGAGTCGGATGAGTTCCGTTCCTTTGTTAAGCAATATATTTTAGATTGTAGTAAGGCTAATGAACGAATATCTTTTTCTGTTTATGATAACCATTATAAGGGTGATATCTCTCATCCTGTACATACTTTATTAGAGAATATCTTGCTTTCTGACTTGAAAGAGTTTGTTAATTGGGGTTTGTCTAATGAGTTTTCCACTGCCATGTGTTTGGCTATGCAGGTTGTTAAAGATAAGTTGTTTGC